CCTGTATACCATACTTTAAATTTTTCAGGGTTAAGTTTGTTTTCTGGCAGTTCGCCTTTTAATGCTACTAATACATATATCATTCTTCATCCTTTGGTTCGTCTAACAAATAAGCCATGTCTGGGAATGTCTTACGGAAATCTGTTCCACGCATTCCATCTAGCTTGTTAATATATTCACGGAACTCAGGTAAACGTCTGCTCCAGTCTTCACTACGAGCAAAACTAAGCATACCACGTAAACGCTTAATACCATAACTTGCATCTAGCCATTGTTGTTTTGTTACTTTGCCTTTGTGCCATGTAGGAACACCTAGTTCCCAATTATCACTCCACCATTCAATAAATTCTTCGTACTTCTTTTCAGTCTTGTCTAAGAATTCATCTGGTAATACTTTAACGTTCAAGTGTCCTGGCCAGTATACAAAGTGATAGTTAATACCGCCTGCACCAAATGGCCACATATTTGTTTTGTGTAATCCACTTTCTGTTAGTTTCCATTTAAGGAAATCTGGAATATAGTGAATGTTAAGAGCGTTAACGGCACATGCAATTGTAATTTCTACATTGTTAGTTGTTTCAGTATCCAAACGCTTGAACATCGCAAGTTGGTGATCCCATTCACTTGGGTAACGAATATAATCATTCATCTCGCCAATGCTGTCAATACTATAATGGAAACGCACTTTCTTAAAATGCTTCCATTGTTCTAGCAATCTGTCAGGTAGTTCAATTCCGTTTGAATTATAACGAACTTCCATGTCACCTGCATAACCCATTTCAATAACTTTATCTAAGATTTCATAATGCTCATCAATAACTGTTGATTCACCGCCTGCAAAATATAGCTGACGCATATGTGGAATCTGTGCGTAAAACTGTTCCCAGAACACAGGATTGTCTTTGTGCCAGTTATAACTTGCACCGTACTCTTTACCTTTGTTAGCCCATACCATTGTTTGCTTAAGGCTTTCATTTTCAATTTTAGGATTTAGCTGTTGCCAGTCTTTTACCCAACCTGAACTATCATGTGGGCTACACATAATACAGCCTAGCTGACATTTTGTACCCATACGTATATCGATATACCTTAGTTTGGATTTTGTCGATCCATCCTCAAAAGTTTCATCTAACAACTGTTGTACATCAATACCGTTGTTCATCCAGTATTCTGTTTCCCACTGTCGCTTACTGCGGTGGCCTGCTGCTTCTTCTTTATAGCATTTTAAACAACTTGGCGGCTTTTGTCCAGCCAACATCATTTTTCGAACACTACGATAATATGTATTGTTCCATGCGCTATCTAAGTCACTAATATTAAGGTTTGCTGGACGTCCGTCATCTGTTTTTACAACACCAACTCGTCCTCCGTGTACTTTGTCATTTGTTGCTCCAACACTAGATGCGTTTGCTGTACAACATACTCGCATACTACCATCTGGTCTGGTTGACAAATGAATCCACGGCAGGATACAGAATGTATCCGATGGAAATTTGTTCTCTGACATTTAATTGATCCTTTTGTGCAAGTTCGTCTGCACCATACTCATTGTTATTTATCTACGTTGTAAATTGTGTCTGCTGTTCCAGAGTGTACTATATCCCAAGTCTTCTCTGATGCTGATCCAGTTAATTGTAAGGCTGGACGTTTACGCCAACTACCATTCCACGTTGCATGTGGTAGTGTACTCCATTCCCACGTGAATGCTGTGCCTGCTCTCCATTGTGTATAAATGCGAGTACCAAATTGCACAAGTTGACCTGGCTCCCAATCTTCCAACATAATAAGAAATCTTAGTTTATCTGGTTCTTGGTATTTAAAGTCTGGATTATCAATCACTCTTTTAGCATCAGGCAGTCCTGGCAAATTATCAATATGCCACATAAGCTGATGATTAGGAAATTGATCATTAAATTTTTGTGTTAGTTTTTTGTCAGTATTGAAATGCAACATACTAACTATTTTTTCAAATGTTGGACATGTACCAGGATGCCTGTCAAAATTTAACTTTGCAAACATCTTAGCACTTGGATTACCGTATGGATTATCTTTATCTTCATCCACGTGTCCTTCACTTTTTGCATTTGCGGCATGTCCGTAATCTTGTTGATTATATCCTTGCGCTGTAACGCCTTTATCACGTGCCGCTTTAATATCGTCTAACCAATCACCCTGAAATTTTCCAATAATTTTTACGTATTCGCCCTCTTTGTCCTGACGAAAATTATCAAAATGCCAAGGTGACTTAAAAGGTGACTTCATTGTTTTCTCCACCACCAAACATACCAAGATTTAAAAATAATATCTTCATCAAAATTTGTGACACGGCGTTCGGTTTCCCTTTGTATTGCTTCTCTACGATGCGTTTCTTTTCCAACAACTTGGAATTCCCACTCATCGTCTACTTTTGCTTTTAGCCATTTGAATGTTTCGTCATCCAATGTATTTAATATTATAGCTTTTTCTTCTATTGGCTTTTCTATAGTATAGTTATATTTATTTGTATTACTGTGTATTTTGTCTAGTGTCCATGCCCCAATAGATTTATCATCCAAGTCCTTACGCACTCTCATAATAACTCTGCCTCCAGGCTTTAGCCACTTATATACTAAATCCAACTCATGGCTGACGTCTGCTTGGGCATGCATGCTACCTAGGCAAAAAACAAAATCAGCTGTACCTGGCTGAACTTGCAAATCAAATTCTTTGTAATTACAATTGTAGTCTAAGTCTGGGTGGGGTTTTTTATCAAATCCTACTAGATTTTTTACTTTAGCTTTCCATAGGTTGGTTCCACACCCAGCGTCAATAACAAGTTCAGGTTTGTATCTATTAATTTGATCTGCAAAGGTGTAAAAATTATCCGTACTATGGTAAGCATTTTTGATTAGATGCTTAACTTCACTTCTATCCATTGTACTCTTTATTTCACTTCTATCCATTCTGATGCGGTATCTCTTTAAAACTTACCCAAGCATCGCCTGCCCAACGTGAAATGTCGTCTGCTGCTTCCTGATTAAAACCTGGAAAGTTTTGAATTGATGTTTTTGGATCCCACATCTTCCAATCCATATGCTTTCGCATAGCAAAGTCAGTAATCTTACTGCTTTCTTCAAATATTTTTGTTCGCATGTAGTTATAGTCTGTATACCCTGGCGAATAATTAGGCCAATGCTCTGGACTAAAATCCATTACGTTGCACCACCAAGCAAAACTTGCCTGTGGCTCTCGATATACGAACATAATATAATCACCTGGAAAATGATTCCAGATAAAATCTAAATTAAATTGTCTTGCAAAGAAGTGGCTCTTGATAATTTTATAACCTTCGCCTGTAAAGACTTCGTTAATATCATTCTCCAACTTCTCTTTTGTTACGTGATTGAAGTCTGTCCAATCCTCGCCACAACCCATACCAGGTCCCCAATATGAACCTCTATGCCCGTTGTTTTTATCTCCTGGAGTATTCACTCTATGATAAAATACTCGTTCAGGGGTCTCATCTGATCTGTCGCAAGGCAAAACGTTACGTAATTGAATATCAATACCGCTCCACTTTGATCCAGGTACTCCACAAAACCAAATGCGTTTATTATAATTTGTCATTATTACCTCTTAGAATAAAAAAGGAGAACGACTATGCCGTTCTCCTATATATTATAAACTTACGAGCTGAAATTGTCAACTAGTTCGCTTGATTCTTTTGTGTCAAACTGACCGCGAGGTGTTGGCGTCCAGTCTTTTAATTCGCCTTTTGGTGCAAACCATGATTTGCCCATCTCTGCCATTTTCTCATCTGATACGTCATGACCGTATGCTGTTGAAACTAGTTCAGCCGCTTCACGTGTCGCTTCTGTACCCATGCAGTTAATCCAGTACATACGCTCTGTCATTTTTGGTAGTACTGCTAGCACTCTTGCTTGTGCTTCTTCTGTCACTGCTAGACGCTCTAGTGTACGTGCGCCGATTGTTGAGTGGAATGTTTCGTCTTTTGCAATTTTTGCATATGTGCGTGAAACGATTGGATCTGCAATTGATGTTGCCATTGCATTCCATACACGACCTGCACGGCCTTCTGCAACAAACTGATATACAGCCGCCATCATTTCGTCTTCGTGTCCACCAATTTCTTCAAATAGTGATGCACCTTTTGCTTTAACGTTTGATTCGTCCATCTGCCATGCAAATTCTGCTTCTAGCTCATCGTCTGAAAACTCTTCACCTGATAGATATTCGATTGCGTTTTTCACCATGTCATAGTGCTTTGCTTCGTCTAGTACTTGCTTCGCTAATAGTTTTAGCTGTACTGGGTCTGTTGAAGCTGGCATTGACGCTAGTGTCTTTGAAATTTCAACAATATTCATGCGCTCGTTAAACATTCTGCGCTTGAAGTGGAAAATTGCTTCATCTAGATCAGGGTTGTTACGGAAGTAAGCCTGTGTCTGGATTTCTGAAGCTTTAAATAGTGGTTCGATTAGTTCTGCAACGTGTGCTACGAACTCTTTACCTGTCATTTGTGTCATTGTTCTGACTCCTTTTTCAATTTATGATATCATAATATTCGTCTGGTAGCCAATGATGTTCGAGATCTCTTTCCGGATGCCAGACGACAGCCATGACATTTTCGTACTGCCACGACTCAATATACCCGTTGTCGTCGGTCACTAGGACCTTTGCATCGGTGGGAGCCACAGTTATAGAGCTACCATGGTAACTATTCACTGTGCGCTGTTCGTATTTATACAAAACGTTGTGTTCTGTACGCCTATGACCCTCAACGGATATTAGTTGACCACCCCATAATTGAGTTAACAGAAATGCGCCATGGCAAATACCCAATATTGGCTTTTTGCGTTGGCGAAATTGTTTAATCATTTCTATTTCTGTCATCAATCTTAGGGGGTAGTCATCACCGCCACTCAGGACCAATAGGTCGTGTGTGTCGGCAAATTCTTCAAAATTTTGATGTTTTTTATTAATTAGTGCCGTTATGTCGTGATCCTTAAACATACTGTTGAAGCCACGTTCGTAAGCATCAAACATAAAGCCACCTGGGCTCGGAAGTGATCTTGTACTAATTAATACTTTCATTGTGTTCCTCTGTAAATCACTGGCCATAATGTTTGGTCTAAGGTGTTTACAGTTATATCGGTATTTATATGTTCTAACACTTCCGGCATATTATTCTTAATCCACTCACGTGGCTTTTGTAGGTTGTCTGTAATTTTTAGTCCACGCTCGTTAATAAATTTATGCATAAGTCTGGTTTCTTGAAGTATTTGACGTTTTAATACTTCGTCATTGCTGTACCATTTGTAACAAGGGTAGCTAATATCCCATCCGCCACTCTCTTTCCACCAACGGAAACACATTTCTGGTTCACGCAATACAAATAAAATATCAACCCAAGGCATGTTTTCTGCAATCCAGTCTAACTGATAACTAAACCAGTGACAGCGGATAATTCTAACCTTGCCTGGATCATTGGGATTATATGCACTCTCAATTTCTCCCATAACTCTTTCTGGTCCAAGTAAATCTAATCTATCAAATCCCTCGCCGTGTTGATGGAAAGGTCCCCAAAATGTATAGATATGCTGTGTTCCATGATTAGGCATGTCCTGTAGGTATGGTGCTTTACAACTAACATCAATATACCCAGGTGCAGATTTATAAATCATTGCTTCTAGTCTGCCCCAACGACTGCCGGGTACTCCAACTAGGAAAATATATTTTTTATCGAAGTTCATTGTATAAAAGATCTGTTATTAATTGATGACTACGTAGTCCTGGATGGCTACCGTCACGTGCTAAATCAATAATATGACTCTTGTCCATTAGCACTGGTTTTATATATTTGTACTCAGGTGTGTTTTGAAATTGCTTTCGTCCTAGAGCATAATAATGTATAATTTCTGTTCTTGGAAATAGATCAGTTAAGTATGAATCCATCATTTTCAAAAACAAATTATTATCCCATTGTAGAACACTTTGATAAAAATGTCTATCTATTCTTTCTAAATCCGGAGATTTTTTTGGCATAAGAAAATAATTCAATGCCCACCCACTCATGCCAATAAATCTGGGATCCATTAATACAATGTGGGTGGGCTGGTACTGTTGTCCAAAGTCCAACAACTCTGTAATAACATCTGAAAAGCTATCGTAATCGCTTAGATTTACGTAGTCAGCCCCCATGCGTTCAGCGAGCATATGTGGAAACGTTAGCTCTAATGGCATGCCTGTGCCAACGCATACACTTCCCCCTGCTACCAATAGCTTAGTGTCTGCGTCGAAGTTTGGCTCAGGGCCACGTAGCCCTAAACTATTCCACTTGTATGTTATTTCGTGTTGTGTCCAGTCATAGTCCTGTGATAAATGACTGCTAAAAGTATCATTACCAGGTTTTCCAAAATTAAATAATCCTGGTTGATCCTTTCCATAATATTGGACAACTGTATTTGGTACTCGTTCTTCCTTGAGTGTTTTGTCAAAGTTTGATCGAATATATTCTTGTAACTCGTCTTTATTCATAATTTAATAATCTTTGGATCAGCACCGTTGTATGCATCGTCAATCCAACCCTGCATCTTTTCACCTACAAATCCTGTAATCTGGAATGTAAATCTAGGTTCATATGCAAAGTTGGCTGTGCCATGTGGCATGTTACACCAATCATATGTTACTGCTTCTCCGCCAGTGTATCCCTGAAAATATTTGTTTCCAAACTGCCATACATGTCCTTGTGTCCAAGGCTGTAACATAATTAGAAATCTACGTAATTTTAGAGGCTGTTTATCAGCACCAGCATCTGTCCATATTTTACGCCAACCAGGACGAGCATATCTCATTTGCTGATCAATGTGTATTGGAGTACACTGTCCCATCTTCTGCACATGGATACGACTTTGGTGTACATCAATATCCATTTGCTTTATGGCTTCGTGGAATATTTCATACTCGGGTACTTTGTTTTCTTTTCTTTGCTTGTTTCCATCTGCATCAAATTTGGTACGTACCACTTTGTCATAATACATACTACTGTAGTCATCTAATCCAGTAGCACGTTTCATATCCATTAGTTCACCATCATGCAAGTCCGCATCTTGTTTACTAGCATTACGACTACGATAGTTACCCATGGTCATCTCTTTTGCTTCACGCAATGCAAAGTCAATAGCAGGCTGGAAATCACCTTGCAAGTGTACTGGAACAACAAACGTAGTTTCACTATCTGGATCTACCATAGGATCAAAATGCCAAGTACTACGAAGTTTATTGTGTTCCCAACGACTAGGAACATTGTCAACAGTAAAAATATTATCCATTTCTTTGTGACGTTTTAACTGATCGTCACTGTACATTTCTTCAATGTAGTTACTATCTTTTTCTGTAACGCCTTGGATCTTTTCCTTGTCTGCATCAATGTTATCGACTAAGTCTTGTACTTTGTCTCCACTGTACCAATTTTTTCCTGTACTTTTTTTCATTAATGATCCTTACAATTTGGTAGCATAGTCTGTACTGTGCGCAAATTATTTTCAGTTAGATATACACTCATTAATACATGGTAGATACCATTACTAAAACTAAAACTTCCGTGTTGCTTGCGTGTATTCAAAATATATGCTTTGCCTGGTTTAAACTGATACAGTTCTTTATCATATATAAACGCCCACTCACTTATATCAGTTTTATTGAGTGGTATAAAGATACGCATTTGTGGATTCATTCGCCAAGCATCACGATGCAATCGGAAAAAACTTCCTTCTTGTAATTTAACTGCTCGGCACCTTGCTAGCTTTTCCCACTTATCAAAGAAAGGTAGAAGCTCAGTACACTGATTGAGATAATCAGTATATTGTTGATCAACGTCATGTTTATTTTCATCACGTAAACTTAAATTTTCTTGATCTCCGCTGTGAGTTAGGTTGACTCCAGCTTTGTTACCTGTACTATCTTGAAACGGCAACTGACTTAATTGTTTTATAACTTCATCAACATCAAAGTCCCAATCAAGTTCTATGACGTCTCCGTAACTATTCAGTAATGTTAGTAAACTTACGTCTGTATCTTTCATTTTTTGGTACTTCCGCTAATTCGTCCATCTTCCGTATATGCTCAATTCGCATAATGGTGTGGTACATTTTTATAACTGCCTTTGGACTATCTGATTTCCATACCCAAGGAAATAGTCCATGTACAAGGCTCTTGAATGCAACAACTAAAAGTTTCCAGGTGTTCTGCATACTATGCCACAAGTGGTACCAATATCCCCAACCTGTTTCTACCTTTAGATGATGTTTTGCTTCCTTGTACCATTTAATCATTTTTTTTTCCAATACCAAACTGCTAGATTTATCAGTCTGTTGTGATCTGGTTTACCGTGATCTTCTCCTTTGGGACGAGCTCCACCTGCGGCAGTCTCTATCTCTGGTTCTCGATAAAATTCTACGTCACCAAACTGTTCTGTTATATCGTATATATCCTCGACTTTCCAACCAAACTGTACAAAACCTTTTTTTCTGTTTAGTTCAGTATGATCATTTAGTCTAGCTCTACATATGATATAGCCTCCAGGCTTACACCAGTCTACGCATATACGTAATTGGTTTACAACATCTTCTCTAGATCCGAAATTAATACTGCCTAAGGCTAGTACAACATCGGCGCATTGGTTTTGGAATATATTTAATGAGTGGACTTCTTCAACTGCTAAATTTATATCAGCTTGGGGGTAGTTTGCGGCATCTAATCCAATTAAATTACTTACATGTTCTTTATATGGATTAGTGCCGCAACCTACGTCAATTATAAGGTTAGCTTCTAATTCCTGTAGAAACGGAATTAAAATGTCACTACTCTTTGAGTGTGTAGCCCAACGCTCGCGACTATAGTTTGCTTTACTAAAGTGATTTTTTACTTGCGTTAGTCTATTGTTTGTCGTCATCATCAAATAAGGTGTTTAATACTGCATTGACATCTTTAGTCACATCAGTCTTGATCTTTTCATAGTCAAGCTGAATACCAATGTCAATAATATCTTCACTTTTGAAGTGCTGAAATAAAAATGCAGTATTGTCAAATTCACCAAGTTCGTCTGACTCTAAGTCAACTTCTGTACCATCTACTAGTACAATCTTGATGTTCTTAATGTATCCCATCGGGATACTTTCTAAACTGATTTCGTCAAAAATTCTGTCAAAAGATCGATCTTTGCGTTCAATTGGCATCACTATGCATTAGCCGCCGTTTCTTCTGACTCTGACGCCGGTGTTTTACGTCCTGGCTTCATTGAAGGTACCAGATCGTATGCTTCCTGTTTTAGGCGTTTGGCTTCTGCTTCAAAAGTCTTAGCTTGCGCTAATAGAGTTTTTGCATAATCAGTGTCGTCAACGCCATCTGCATTAGATGCTGGTGCCTGCATTGTTGCAGGTTCAATATCTTTACCAGCCATCTGAACTTGTCCGTCAGAATCTGGAATAGCGTTTGCATCACCATTTTGCTCTTTAATGATTTGGTTCAGCTCATCTAAACGAATTTTTACTCCTGAGTTAGGTAGCATCATTACGTTTTCTGTTTTTGTTTTATGTAGCATGCCACGAGTGTGTAGCGTTTGCAACATATTTGATCCGTCAGTAAATACTGATCGTTGTGCATACTCATAAAAGTTTGCACTTGATTGAGCGCCTGGTGATTCTACTGCATTGATTACATCATCATGCATCCAATCTGCCAGAGAATCAGTATCTACTACTAGACAACTTTCTGGCTCATCAGGTACTTCACGGAATACAACTACACAACGCTTCTGCGTATTGATTAGCTGTCCAACATGTTTAATATTTCTAGACATTTTAGTCCTCCTCTGAGTTTTCCTCAGCCTTGGCTTCGGGTGCTTCTACTGCTTCTGGCGCAATTGCCTTCAGTAGAGTAATAATTTTGTCAAACGCATTGCCAACAGTAGTAAGCTCTGCACCTTTAAAGGCACCGCGCTGTACTGCAAGATCAATGATGTTTGCTGTAAGTGTTAGGTCACCAACTGTTAGTGATGGACCTGTATTTGTATTTTCTTCAGTCATTGTAAACTCCTATAATTAACTGCTATGTTTATTTATACCGATAATTTTTGTATAAAAAGATTTTGCTCAAATGTAACAACATCCTCGTCACGTTCAAACCAAACCTGAAAAATTTGTTTTTGATGATAATTTCTTATGTGATATAATCCTCTGATATTATCAGTGATGGCTTCCCAATCTGGTTCATAGCCACTTGCAACTACTAATAGACGACGATTTCGCATCATGTCTAGTAGAGTTGGAGTTCCTCTAAGTAATGATAGATCATCTTCGCTCAAGGCTCCTTGATTATCTATCATCTTAATTTTTTTGGACATGCGTTTCCTCTCTTAATGAACGCTAGCTTGGTCGTAATGCACTGTAACACCAAATGGTGCTTGGATACGTCCTTTAGGATCACCATGAATAACAAATAATGTATCACAGTAATCTGCATTACCCCATGATCCCCAAGGATAGCCATCAGTAAACATTACTAGTTGGTCTGGCTCAATAGCCTCCTCCTCAAGAAACTTGAATACAACGTCAAAGTCGGTGCCACCACCGCCCATTGTTTCGTATTCCATAATACTACGACCATCTTCACTAGTAAAAACATCATAGTTATAAATTTTGGTATCAAAACAACAAACATGAATTTCATAGTCTGCATACTGCTCCATGATACCTTGTACTTCGCTGAGCATTTCTTTAGCCAACTCATGACTAATACTACCACTCAAGTCCAATGCAATAAATGCCTTAAGAACTTCATCTTTGTTCATACCAGGAAAGATAACTTCGCCTGAACGCTTGCTAGGACGCATCCATGTAAAGTCACTCTTTAATGAGCTTTCCATATTAGTGCGTAGTACGTCACGCCAGTCCATTTTAGGAGCAACCAGTTCATTAATCATACGCTTAATTGAATCTGGAACGTCTTGTCCTGCCGCCTGTGCCGCTTGGATAGTAGCTTGTTTAATTTCGTCAGCAAGAGCCTTCTTTTCTTCTTCTGACATCTGTACTGAATAACCTTTGCCTTCTTCGTCACCAGCCTCGCCATCAGAAATTTCTAAGTGTACATCCATACCTTCAGATTCTTTTGCATTCTTGTAAAGATCGTCATAAATTTCATAACTATTCCAGCCGTCATATTTCCAATCCAAACACATTTTTCCGCCACCAAGTTTATCCTCACCAATAGGATCACCAACTGATTGTTTCATTAGTGTCATATTGATGTTAAAATCTGCGGCGGCATTATAAAGACGTGGAAGTCTGTCACCACGTGCCTCCATATGATCAAATACGCAATGCAAAACTTCATGTCCTACTAAGAAGTCTAGCTCTGCATCAGTCAAGCTATCAACAAATGCACGATTGAATAAGAAGCGGCGCCCATCGGTTGCGGCTGTTGGAATGTAATCACTTGCATCCTCTAAGCGCAAACGTGTCGCCAGCTGTCCAAAGAAAGGTTTATTGAGAAGTAGTCTAACACGTGATTGTGTGATACGTTCTTCAGCAGTTTTCATGTCAAGTCTCCTAACTTACCTTTATATGATACTATGTATTTAACTATCTGTCAACCACTAAATGATAATTTAAAAAGCATTGCTTCTTCAGCATTTTTAAAATGTATTGTGTGGCTATCATCAGGATTAGCAAATCGTTGTATAGTGTAATCTTGTTGGTATAAATGTTCTCTCAGCCACCTCTGGGCTGAATCTAGTTTTCCTCTTATAATGACTGGCTCACTATTTGCGGCCCACCGTTGTTTATATTCTGCGACATCACGTGGTAACCAGTCCTTACATTCCAATCCATATAAACGTATGTTAGTACGCTCTCGGGGGTTATATCGGGAGAGATCAACTGTCTCTCCCTCTTTTAATTTAGGAGTCAAGTATGAGGCGGCCATAACGATCAAAATAGTCCTTAAAACGTTCAACTTTATCTTGCTTAGGCATCAACTTGTATTGTTGCATAGCAATCCGGCTAGCCATGATAACCATCTCAGTTTCGAAGTTATCCATCATGAAGCTGATCATGTTGCTGTAGCTCTTGTGGTACAGTGCCATGGCTTTGGATTCAGCACCAGCTTTCTCACCAGCAATAAAGCGATCACGCAACTCATAACACAGGCTAGTAGCAAGTGCATAGCAAGCGGAGATCTCAGTATTGTCGATCTTCTTAACTTTTGCATCAAGCACATCTTCTGGTACTGGCAAATCTCCAGCAATCTTTTTGTGTGCCATAAACTTAACAGCAATACCTTCACCAACACAACCTGCAACCAGGTCTGTCATCATGCTCTCGGAAGTTTCTTCATCATCCTCAATCAATTCACTTGTAAATGTCCATGAGCGAGGAGTACCAAAACCACGTGAGCTAGACTGTGGATCGAAGTTATACAAGTCACCTTTTGCAAATGACAAGTAACCAACAATGTCAGCATCGATATCGTTGTTAACAGCCCAGTTCAACCAATCTTGGAAGTCTACACGTAGTTCGAAGTGAACAAAACGATTCTCAAGTGGCTTAGGCATGCGGTATGTAACGCCTTTGTCAGTCTCACGGTTACCAGCCGCAATCAACACCACATTGTCTGGAAGTTTATACTGTCCAATAGCACGGTTAAGGATAAGCTGATAGCCTGCGGCCTGTACACTAGGTGCGGCTGAGTTCATCTCATCGAGGAACACAATAACAGTATCAAACTGAGCGGCAAATTCTGCACTTGGAAGATCTGCAGGAGGCAACCAAACCATTTTGCCATTTTCTAGGTCTGGTGCTGGATAACCACGTAGGTCTGTTGGCTCAAATAGCGCAAGGCGCATATCAATTACATGGGTGTTACCCAAAGCACCCGAATTGCCAATCTCTTGGACTAGCTCTGACTTACCAATACCAGGAGGTCCCCACAAAAACACAGGACGTTTCTTTTTAAACGCTCGTGTAATGAGTGGAATAGCTTCTGAAATTTTTACAGTGCGGGCATCTGAAGTAGCAACTGACATCTAAGTCTCCTTTTTTAACTTACTCTTTCATAGTAAGGCATATTGGTTAGTTCGTCAAGTAAAAAGCGAACAAAAGTTCGCTTTAAAATCAATTACTTGTAATTTTTTTTAACATTTCATTTGCAAGCTCACATGGATCATCGTCCTTGACTTGCTCATCAGTAATTTCCAAGAGTGCCATTTCCATCTCAGTCTCAATTTTCATCTCAATATCGATTTTTTTGAGTTCTTCTGTGATCCACTTATCCAGGTTAGCCATATCGCCATCAGCAATCTGCATAAATTTATCAATAGCATCTTCATCAAATCCGTTATAGGTTTGATTCCATTTGGCTTCAATTTGCCATATGTTGTCTTTACTATTTTTCTTAGTCATTTCATTTCTCCAAAAAAAGAGCGGAGTTAATCTCCGCCCAGTGTCTAAAATGGCTATGTAAACTTATTTGTTTACTGTATACCATTATACACATATTTGCGGTTGTGTCAAGCAGTCCGTAGACGCTTTCCAGTATCTTTTTCCATCATGCTTTTACAAGCATTTACTAGTGCTTTTTCTCTAGCATCAAAATCTCGGTCGTAACGTGTACCGAATAGTGCATCTAGATCTGCTAGCTTTTCAGCAACACGCATTAGATCTACTGCTAACTTACTATCTTCGATACGGTATGTCATCTGAGTCATATACTCAGCTAATGATGTTGCTTGAAGTTGGCGATCGCTTAGTTCGAAAAATTGCATTAAATGCTCCTGTTTTTTTAACTTACTATACCACTATACAGTAAGACGTCTTACTTGTCAAGCAAAAAAGGCAATAAATCTGAAGAAAAATCACTTATTTTTAAATTATATATCTTGTCAAGATGATGAAAATACTCAACAGTTTTGTCTGGCATATCCTGACTGTCATACTCGCTAACTAGAAATTCTTCTATTTTATCTATACCATCTGAGCTAAACTTGGCCAGACGCTTGGGCAAGTCTTTTAGTTTTTTCTTACTCTGTATAAGGTCTACTAGTGCCTTGTCTTTAAATTCTTTAGGCAAATATACTGCACTTATTGGGTGCGGTGGATCAACAAAAGCCACATGCATTTCTAATTCATTTTCAATAATATAATCTAGTATTCCATTCCAATCTAGCATAGTAAGGAAGTTGACAGTTATAGTGGCTTTTATGGTAACCTTGTCTACATTTTCTTTAATTGCTTTAATATTTTCGTCTACTAGATTCCAATCACTACCATAGCGAAAATAAGGATAAAAATGTGGGCTTGTATCTAAACTTGCAAATACTCTCAAACTTTTAAATTCATTCCATCTATCAAAAAACTTGTTATACAGACGATGCTGTAAATTAGTATGGTATCTGAGATCTATCTTACTCTTGTTGGGTATTATATCTAACCAATCCAAATGCTTTTTATCAAGCAAGGGCTCACCACCAGTAAAGTGTAGATGTTTCAATCTGTCTGCTTGACTAAAGAAATCTTCCAAGTCAGTAGATCCGCTGACGTAATTGGAAATATATTGTTGCTGTATTGAGCTACTTGTATCTAAATAAAAAGCATCTTTGACTTGCTCTACATCCTCGTACTCTGATAATAAACCTACCCAACGTGTACTACTTTCCTGATTACAATGAGCGCATGCTAGATTACAAACACCATGTGGTCTAATTTCCATAGTATGTATTCTACTGGTATGACTAACTTCTGGTTCTTGTTTAATGTCTTCTACCAGAGTTTCAATATACTCTTTATCAACAATGTTAGTTAAAAAGTGTTCATTGTATTCTTGTCGTGTACTCTTTACACCTTTGGCTTCTCGCTTTTTACATTGTACACAACTATCAGGCCATTCGCCTTCCCATAACTGGCGGCGAAGTTTTCTCATATTGTCATTGTTAATTGTTTCTGTAGCATTATGGCCTTGTTTCCATTTGCCTTGAAACTCTTTGCTACGATAGCAAGGCAATACTCCTCCAGATTGATCTAGATCTATATTAGTGTATGGTGCAAAGCAAAAGCTCTCTGGTAATTTCAATCGTTGTAATCTATTTGCCATCTAACCAGCCTTGCGCTCCTGCTAGCTTCGCAAACATTGCATCAACTTCAGTAAACAATACGAGTCGTTTCTTATCTATATAATATGGAAAAGTCATCTTACGTATAAAATTAATCATATTGCCTGCCGTCATAACTGGAGGCTCTAGTTCCCAACTCTCGAACTTTCTTTGCATAGCACGAGCGCCTTTTCTTTTGAGCCTCAAGGTATTAGTATTTTGAAATATGTCGGTAGGTTTCAACGAGTCATCACAAAGTAGGGCTATTACTTTAGCCTGTATTTGGTTGATCTCTAGTGATTGTTTCTCCATGTGTTAACTTCACAACACTGAATTCATCAGTGTTAAATTTTTTATTCAGTCTGTCTCTTAAATTAAAAGCGTGTCCACTATTACTAAAACTTACCTTTTTATATTTAGGACCTGGATAGTTTACTAGCTTATTTAGAGTCCTGATGTTAATTGGTTTATTTTGATAAAATACGGCATAAATTGCGTCTGCTTCTAGAATTTGATCACTATTGTATTTCTTATCAACAGACTCAATAATGATATTAGGTTTAGGTCTAGCCATAAACTATCTCCTTTATACAACTATTTAGTTAAACAAGCAGATAATTATGGGTTTGACGGTTATCGTTTAGCTTTTTTTAGCTCTAAATTCATCTCCCATTCGGTTGGATATGGTCCACGGAAAGGATATTTTTCAAGAGTTTGATACTTGGGGCAAAAACTTGGCAACCATTTTTTAAACTCAATAATATAATATCCAGCCGCTATTAATGTTTTACTTGTGGGAGATTTTTTAAACAGAGGAAGTTCATGTTCTACTGGTATAGGAGATTCAAAGCCACATGGATATCCATTTACCATGCTAGTGCCTGTGATGCTTCCTTCTCGGGCTACTGTTTCTAACCTAAACATCTCTTCTAGGCTGTTAACTGTAGTCTTTTCATCACTACGTTGATCAAAGAACTCATACATGTCATCTTCAATCATACGTAAAGTACCAACTTTACCTTGTTGGTTCTTTACGATCCAAAAGCGACCTGCTATGACTTCCTGTGCGGTGTACATTTATTTGATATAAGCGGCGTTTAGATAATCAGTATGATCTGTTGCATTCTGACTTACACGATCTAAACTGTGTAATCCACAAAAACGCATAAAGTGAATGCCCACTTGGCTCTTACGTTCCTTTTGCACTTGATTAACAATAGTCTCATCAAGCTCTGCTTTAATCTCATCAGGTTGCATAGTTAGATCAATAATCTCACGATTACGCTGATAGTCTTCAAGCACACGATGCTCTACATTCTCATGATCTACCCAACGCTGTAGCATAAAGTTATTCCAGTTATAGCCTTTACTATCTTTATCAGCAAACGCTTCTAACATACCTACTTTATTCTTAGTGCCTTTTTTACGAGCGCCAGGAAATGCACTAAACACATTGTCTGCTGTATCACCACGGATACATTTCTCAAACAACAGCCATTCAGGATCACCTATTTGTTTAGGCTCTTTAGTTTTCTTGTCTAGTACAGGATTACCTTTATCATTAAACACACCTTCTACTGTAATAAGCTCTTGTGAGATACCATTGTACTGTGTAACGTTAGAGGAAAGCAATTGATAAAAGTCACTGTCACTACTTACAATACAATGCTTGTCGTTAGGATGATTCTGTATCCAACGAGCAATATAATCATCAGCTTCACAATGCTTGCTCTGTAAAATAGTGCAATTAGTTTTATCTGTCATAAATGTACGGAACGCATCAAAGGCATCCCAGAACTCCTGGTCCTCTTGTTGCTGTTGTTCTGTTTTAGCAGATGCTATTGCGGCACGGTTGCGCTTGTAAGGTTCATAATAATCTTTGCGCCAACTGCGACCTTCAAAACACATAACAACATGTGTGCCACTTTGATCACGCCACGCTTTGCTGATACTGTTAAACATGATATGATAGCTCATACCAATTTTAGTGTACATATCGGCACCACGCACGACATGGCGGGCTCGCATAAACATGTTAGCGGCGTCTACTAGAATATAAGTCATGTAATGTTATCTCACTGTTACTTTATCATACTTAATGTAACATAATGGTGACGTTATGTCAACCGTTTTAGTTGAAGTCCATAACCATATTGATCCATTAATTTTTGGTTATGTTTGCTGTAATTAATACAGTCCAATGCAATTCCTGGTGCATATGGTTTTTTTAAAAACTTACATATACGGATCACTTGATTTTTAGTATCAAACTTCATGAGTTGACCATAATCAACATCTAGAACATTTATACCACTTTTTCTCATTATCCAGCTTGCAAACTTATAATGACGTATTGTACTTTCAATATAAGAGTATACGTGAGGATTAATTCCATGCTCACCATCCTCTTTTGAGGTTGTTAATACTCCAGATCTTTCCAGTATTTTCATTTTTCCCAAGTGTTCAGTATAGGCAATGTTATGTAATCCTGGCTGGATCATAATTATATTAGTGTTTTTATATGCTTGTAATCGATCCCGATATCTTGCTTTTGTATATATTTCAGAACCATATTCTGTATCTTTTGTCGGCTTAAACCAAACATTTAAGTGAGTTTGATCTAGTATTGGTCTGATTTCTGGGGTTTTCCAATGGAAGTGATGAGACCAAAACTGATATTCATTTTGTACAGTATCGTATAAAAATTCATAATGGTAGTCGTCTTTTGGAAACAAATGATTATAGAGTGAGCTAGTAATAAAATTACCACCGCACCCTCCTCGAAACATTACCAAATTATCAGGTACTGGCCAGTTTTTATACTCCATGTTTACTTTACTTCTTCGGCGATCTGTCTACATAGAGCAGTAAACCATGCGTCTACGATTTCTTCTTCAGTGCTACCACTGTAGCCTGCATCAAGTAATTTCCTTACAAAGATATTGTTCCACTCAAGTTCAAAATATCCATCAGCTGGATTTTCTGGATCAAATTGTGTACTTAAAACTTTAACAAAAGGTTCGCCTTTTGCGGTTGCTTGATCTTTTTCAGCAATCACATCAGCCTTCTTACCTAAAGAAAAAATAGACTTTAGTTTATCAAACATATTACTTCTCCCAAGGAACGTTTTTATTCCCAAAATGTCCATAGGTACAATTTGCACTATACTCATGGAAGTTAAATAGATCAAACTTTCTGATGATACCCAATGGGGTTAAATCAACAGTACTGATCCAGTTTTGAATGGCTGTTTTGTTGCCACCGTCGTTACAGTCAATATATACTGCCATAGGTGCTTTTACTCCAATGGCGTACGATAGTTGGATTGTCGCCCACTCGCAATACCCTTTGGCCACTGCTTGCTTGGCGAGCCATCTCGCCATGTATGCCGCTGATCTGTCAACCTTTGTTGGATCTTTGCCAGAAAAAGCGCCGCCACCATGGGGAGCATAGCCCCCATAAGTATCAACGATAATCTTACGTCCAGTGACACCACTATCACCGTCAGGCCCACCAATAACAAAATTGCCAGTAGGATTAATAAAAAATTTAGTGCGCTCTGCATCATATAGCTCTCCTAATTGATCACGCATCACTAACCTTGCGAGCTCTTTGGCATCGTTTCCCTTGCCTTCAGCGTGTTGTGTACTACAAACCACGTTTGTTGCATACTTTGGTTTGCCGTCTTCGTATTTAACACTGACTTGGCTTTTTGCATCTGGTCCTAAAATGTCCAAATTTTCTAATCTACGTTGCTCTAAGCTCTTTAGAATCTCATGACTATAATGGATAGGTGCTGGCATCATACTAGGTGTGTCATTACATGCATAACCAAACATAATACCCTGGTCACCTGCACCAAAATTATCAGTACCTAAACCAATGTCTCCACTCTGTGCATGTATTTCATTATAAATTTTTAGATTTTCCCAATGAAAACCTTCTTGCTCATATCCAATTTCTTTAACCTTGTTTCGTATAATTTCTTCTACGTTATCTACGTTAAAGTTTTTTACTTCACCCGCTACCGTTACATGGTTAGTGGTTACAAGTGTTTCAACTGCTACACGAGTAGTCTCGTCTCCGTTAGCTAAACCAGCATCAACCAGTGCATCACTGATTTGATCTGCTACTTTATCTGGATGCCCAGCACTAACACTTTCGCTTGTAAAAATATAGTTATTCATAAATTATTTACCTTTTCAATAATAATTGAAATCAAATTTGCTAAACCGTTCCTTCGTTGAGAAGTTAGTAGTTCCTTGATTCCGAGACTTTCAAAGTCTTCTTTTTTTAATTGTTTTGCTTCATTGACGTCCATGTCAGAAAAGCAATCACATATAACACTGGTTATACCTTTTGTAATCATAGCATCACTATCATAGTAGACTTGAACAGTACTTTCTTGAAGTCCAACATCAATCCAAATCTTACTCATACATCCTGGAACAAGACGCTCTTCAGTACGTAGCTCTTGTGGCAATGTTGTTGCCTTTTTTGCTAAGTCTATTAAATAAGTGAGTCGGTCATCATCATCGAGCCAACTGAATTCATCAGAGTAGTACTCGATCTTATTCATAAGTAACTTCCTGTTTGAGATAATTGATTGAAACTACCTTAGAACTAGTTTCTTCGTCATAGCCATCTTCTAAACGATAGGTAACACCTTGTTTGTATAGTTTTGTGTTAATACTATTTAGCTTCTTAATATTTGATTTTAGCTCTTTAACAAGCTCTGCAACTTTAGGATCTTTCATTATAAACCTGCCTTTCTAAGTGCATCTTGATCAATAGGCGCTTTCATCGCCCGCTCATGTTGTGCATTTTTATATTTGCTAAGTTCCCCAGGCATTTCCGAATAAGCTGATGTGGAGTCTGGGAGTGAATCTCCATCCTTTTTCCATACAGAACTCTGCAACGTCTTTAACGTTGAGACTATACTCTTCGGAACGTCCGCCAAGCGGCATAAGATATACTGGACACTCGACGCCTGCATCACGGTATTCTTGAACAGCTCGCTCAACTTCTGCAAAGTCATCACGAGTAGCGACAACAAACTTAAGATAAAGTTCACTATCAGTAACACACTGGTACTCACGAGCAACATCAGGCTTAATAGCATCGCTCCAAGATTCTCCGCTAACGCTAAGTTTTGGGGAACAACTCCAAGTGACTTCAATCCTATCGCTGTCGTTGAGATAATTGTAGAAATCATCGTGTAGATGTTGTGTAGTGTTTGTTTCAAATGTGACATTTTTTAAATCCTGCATGCGTGGGTGTTCAAATAAATCAACGTATAACCGTTGCCACGCTAACAACGGCTCGCCGCCAGTAATGATCAAATGTACATCTTGACCATTGTCTTGTACCCATTTACCATTGGGTGTAAGACTTAGTAAATGCTCGACAACTTCATCAACTTCTGCGAGTCGATTGAAGTCTTTAAACTCAGGATAGATACTAGCATATGTATCACACCCTGTGTGTATAATAGGCAAGTCCTCAAACTTGTCTGTGGTTTCATGTACACCAGCATCCAATAATGCTTTTACTTCTGCATTATATCGATTGCCTTCTTTGTGTTGCTCCCAACGATCTTTTTTAGTATCAACACCAAAGTTCATACAACGGAAGTTACAACCAAAGGTGCGCAAAAATACACTAGGCACTCCTACAAATTTACCTTCACCTTGTACGCTGTAAAACGCTTCTGAATATCTAAGTTTCATATTAACTCCTGTTACAGGTTTAAATTTTATGCTTATTCAAACTCTGATTTATTTTATGTACATACTCTAATATACTATGATCTAGTGCTTTTGTCAAGGCAGAAACGTCCTTTGGAAAACAATGTCCAGTGTAACCTAATGTGCCTTGATCGTTTGGTGCTGACATATGCGAAGGTCCGATATTAGGAAACATTGACAGCGTCTTTGTTAAATCATGATAGTTTGCACCTGGAGGCATATTTTTATACAACTCATGGAACCAAGCTACCTTTGTTGCTAGCCAACTATTGTGTACATATTTGATTAAACTAGCTGTAACTAGATCAGTGTACACTGGTTCAAATCCAAATAGTTCATTCCACCAAACTGCATCGTCAGCGGCATGTTCATTGTATCCATACACCGCAAACTGCTGATTATAAAAGTCATCTTTGGCATGTTTCTCACGTAAGAACTCTGGATTATAAACCAACTGCGTTGGATAAGTCTTTACGTTATCATATGTAACTGTACTCTTCAAAAGTATACGAGTGCGATAGTCAGTTAGCTCTAATACTTCTCTAACTATACTATCGTCACATGTACCATCATCCGAAGACGGTGTCGGTACACAAATAATGATACCATCACTGTACATAACAGACTCAACTGGATCTATGTTTGGGTATAATTTTGGATCTACTCTAATGACTTCAACATTGCGATTCTCTAAAAAATTAGCAACTGTTCCGCCTACAAATCCACATCCAAAAACTGCTATTTTCAATATTTCATATCCTTATCAATTGACAGAGGCTGAGGAGATTTACATGCAATGTTGTATAGTGTACGAACACCAAATCCCATAGCACCCTTGGGTGTTACTTTGTTTGGCTTATCTGCCCATGCCATACCAGCAATATCCAAATGTGCAAATGCACGTTTTTTATCTACAAATCTATACAAAAACTCTGCGGCTGTTGTAGAGCCACCATGCGGCCCGCCAATGTTCTGCATATCTGCAATATCACTATCAATCATTTTATTCCAGTTCTCACCCATTGGCATGCGATAAAATCCTTCGCCTGCATCTTTGCCTGCAGCTAGAATAAGTTCCTCAAGATCACTAGAGTTAGTAAACAACCCTGCCATCTCTTTGCCAAGTGATACAAGAATAGCACCAGTTAGTGTAGCAAGATCAATCACAGTGTCTGGATCATATTCCTCTTGTACATGATGTAGTATGTCTGCTAGTACTAATCGTCCTTCTGCATCTGTATTTAGATTTTCTACAGTTTGTCCGCTTAGTGATGTAACAACATCGCCTGGCTTGATTGCTTTACCATCTGGCATATTCTCTACTAAGCCTACAATACCAATCACATTACGTTTTAATTGATTTGATACAATTGCATGCATAGCACCAACAACTGCGGCACTACCACCCATGTCATATTTCATATCGCCCATGCCACGTCCTGGCTTTAGACTGATACCACCTGTGTCAAATGTAACGCCTTTGCCTACTAATGCAAGTGGACGTTCGCCTTGTTTGCCGTTCATGTATTCCATTACAACTACGTAACTGTCTTTTTCTGATCCTTGTCCTACACTTAGTAGAAGATTAAATCCCATGTCACGTAATTGTGCTTCGTGATATACCTTCACAGTTACATTTGGAAATGCTGTTAATGCGGTTGTAATCCTACGTGCATACTCTGCTGGAAATAATACATTGCCTGGTTCACTTACAAGGTCACGTGCTAACCAAATACTTTCTGCAATGCCTCTATCTTCAGCACCAACAACGGTCACATCTTCTGGCCAAATTTTTGGATCCTTTGGACTTGTTTTGTAACGCTGAAATGTATAACCTGCCATTGCTACACCTTCAGCAACTGCATTACTATCTACACCTTCAAAGTCTAGTGTTAAAGATGTAACTTTGTCTTTATACTTGGTATACATCTCACCACCAAGCTCACGTAAATCTTTTTTCTTAAATTTACCTTTGGTGTCTACAATGGTAATAAAATCATATTCATCATGACTGTAGGTAATATCTACATTGCCTTCAATATCTTTTACTCTTGTTGCAATTTTGCCTAATTTTTTGGCTTGCACTGAGTCTTTAAAAACTACTAATGCATTTGTCATTTCTTCTTCTTCCTTCCAATTTGATATTTGTAAACAATGTCTTCTGTAACTGCATTAGGCGGACATTTGGTAATTTTGCCTCCTTTTTTCAAATACTCTTTTACTGCATCGCTTTCTTCTTTATTGATTTCTGTTTTAGCCATTTGGTTCCTTTACTATAACTGGAGTATACCGCTTTAGTTTATTACGTTTATGTTTAGCGGCATCTTTCAGTTCCTGTTTAGTAAACATTCCGTTCTCCACAAGTAAGTCTAGCATGCATTTTACATCGCCTGCCTCTTCTAATAAACTTGTGTGCTTCTTTTTATCAATGCCCCAACGGGCAATCTTCATACATGCTTGTACTAACTCGCCGCACTCCTCGGCTGTTACGTACATCATCTGATCAACAACTTCTTTTTCGTGAACTGGTACAGATTTTTGTAGCTCTTTGTCCAATTGTCTTCCTTTCCATAACATCCAATCATAGTAACGTTCGGGTTCTGGATCAATTATCATCGGATCCGGCATCTTCATCTTCCTCTTTTCTAAAAAAATAATAGTTATCGTCCATCCTAGTACCTTTAGTAATTTCACCGTCTACTGGATATTCGCTCTCTTTTTTGGGTTCGACTTTTTTTGTAATAGCCCATCCGCCATGATCAAGTTCTTCCCAAATCAATGTATCGCCTACATCCCATCCAACCTGATCCAAACAGTCTGGAGGAAACTCAATAAACAGTTCCTTTGTTTTGCCATTTTCTTGTACTTCTACAGTCCAACTATGTTGCCCTGTTTGTTTAGGATTATTCATTGCTTTTCCTTTCTCTTGTATTGTAACAAAATTTTTAAGTTCTGTCAATCCTTTGAGTAGGATTAGAAAGCCCACTCTCTACACTACACATCTCCTGACAAACAGGAAATGGTTGTCTTTTCATTTGTTCTGCAAAATCTGGTAACACTTTGTCTTTAATTTCCTCTATTGAGGTGTGTTCAGGGTTCCAGCTCTTGCTACGCTCAAAAACAGTATTACTAAGTACATGCCCTATCCAACAACATGGGCGTAAGGTACCTGTGTGATGTACATAAAGTTTATCGCCGTTTTGGCATTTGGGGTTGATATCCAAGTTGATATTCCTTTCGATTAGGTCTCATAGGATCATCAGGACCTTCAAATCTACTGCTCACTCTAACTTCAAAAACTATTCCATTATCTTGAGCTATCTTTCTTGCTTCTTCTATTTGGTGTTCATTAAAACTAAATGGTATCCATTGCCATACTATACGTTTGTCTTGTTTTGCTCCCATACGCATTACATCAAACACTTGTTTGTATTTTGTACCTACACGATATAAGTGAGCAGTATCTTCTAATCCATCCAAGCCAACTCTAATCTCACCAGACTTATAACTATCAAAAAGCTCTTGCCACCAGGCAGTCTTTTTACCATATGCGGCTGTTGACAATAATATTGGCTTGTCTAAACTATGAGCAAACTTTACAAAATCTATAAACTTTGGATGGTATATTGGGTCTCCTAAGTTACCACAAAAATTTACTACCTTTGGATCCAACTTAGTTAATAAATCAGTATACAAATCATAATCTAAATCACTAATGTCGTATGTTCCTCGATAAATTGTTCTAGGACATTTTGGACATTGCAACAAACATCTACTTGTAAGCTCAAGATGCAATTCTTCAATCATTTATACGCCTTACCAAATCCTTCTACATATAAATGATCAAACATCTCGAAGCGATAGATATTAAAATCTCCAAACGTTCCATAAAATGAGGCGCCTTTGTCTACTTCGTCAAACTTTTGCAACATACTCTGATACTGATCGCCTTGCTTGTCATTTGTGTATGGTACAGGATACAATTTTCCCATCATAGTATATCGTGGATTGTTGAGCCTAGTTCCATGTTCTTCTTCTGCCGCAAAATAGATACTTACACGTTTGCTTTCCATTATATTTTTTGTATGCTCTGACAAATCACTTAAAAGAAGATATATTTCTCCGTTGTGAAATAGCGGCATAACTTTTGACACGTGAGGAAATCTTTCACCCATTGTACCTAATGCCGCCTGTTGATAATTTACTAACAAGTCGTCAATTTTGTCTTGTATTTCGTTATCTACTTCATGATACATTATTTTGAATCCCAATGTTCATGGCAACGTGGCTCATATGTTTCTGAACCACCTACGTTTACTCTTCCACCACCTTTTCTCAACCGTTGGGTTTTGCTAGCAGTCTGACCACATACATTACAGAACGCTGTAATTTTGTGAACATCATCAGCCAATGCAAGCATACGTGCTGTTGTGTCAAAAGGTACTCCTCTCGAGTCCTGGTCAAGGCCACTGCATACAAAGTTAACACCTTCTCTTAATCCTTCTTCTACAAACCATAATGTTTCTTTTGGATCAAAAAACTGAACTTCATCAATAAAAATTGTATGGAAATTGTATGGCTTAATTGTATAATTGTCTTTAACTAGTTCCAAGTCAATAACTGCTGATGCTGGATGACTTAACTGGTTGTGTGTTACAATACTATTTGCATCGTATCTGTCGTCTATTACTGGTTTAAGTACCAGTACTTTACTTCCTCCGTGTTCTAAAAAGAGTATGCGCTTTAATAGTTCACTACTCTTTCCTGCGAACATGGGACCGGCTATAACTTCTAGCCGGCCCCGATTGTATGTGTACTTCATTAAAATGTTACCTTTAGGTTTAAACCAACTTCATATGTGTTATCGCTTGTACCTGCATAGTTTGTACGAACTTCTGCAAACGAATCAACACTCACTGCGTCAGTAATTTGATTATTGTAAAACAATCCAAAATCAACTTCTTGACGATCTGTAGTAAACGAACTGTTTACATTTGTATTTACAATATCACCATTTGAGCTTACTGAGCCTGGCATACTAAACTGTGCATTACCTTCTGCAATACTAACTGGAAGGCTAGTAACAAAACCAAATGTTTCGCTACCAATTGTTTGCTTTACACCAAGTGTTGCACTGTAGCTAAGGATAGTGTCAACATTTTTTAGATAGCTACTACTGTCAACATCAACACTGGTTGCACCAAACTGCGCTCCGCCAAACAAGTTACCATCATCAAAGCTGTAACCAGCATATGCTGTGGTTGCACCTGTTACTCGCATCATATCACTATCAGCAATGTTACCAAGAAAGCTCTTAGATTCATTAGTAAGTCCAAACGAAATACCATCTGCTTGATATGCAATAGCAACTTCATGTGTGTCGTCATTAATACTTACTGCACCATTATTTATAGGAAGCACTGTACCACTTGCGTAGCCAAAGTAATAATCAGGAACAACACCATGTTGTGCCGCTTGGGTTGCACTTGCTGTACGAGTATCCATTACCTGTACAACTTGGTTAGCATCAAAGTAAAAGTCACGATCATAATCATCAATCAACATAACTTCTTCAAGTGCGCTAATGGATCCTCCAGACAATGCCATTGTACCATTGCTAACTTGTGCTATGCCTCCTTCAACACGACCTGTTGTTGGTAGTCCAACTGCACCTTGAGGGCTAGTAGCTTCAGCCAAGTCCAATAGTCCTTGTCCATGCACATCTACATTGTAGTTTGTAATGTCTTTGCTAGCCGTATTCAACAACAACTGTGAAACATTTTCACCTGTCATATGTGGCCACATTTGGTGTACTACCGCAACTGCACCACTTACAACTGGAGCCGCCATTGATGTACCACTTGAAACAACATACTCGCCATCTTTGTCGGTACTTGCAACATACATGCCAGGAGCCATAATGTAACGATCACTAACCTTTGCTTTATTTGCACAAGTGCCATCAGATGCTTTCTCTAAGCATAGTGTACCGGCACGGTTAGATGAACGATGCAAGTCATTCTTACGTACATCCCAATTGCCTACAACTAGTACACGGTTGCCAACATCTGGATCAATTGCTAGGTTACTTGGTAAACCTGCAACATCCAATCCTTGATTGCCTGCCGCCATTACTAGCACTGCTTCATGATCCTTCATTGCTTCAACAATGTTTTTGTAGTGACTGTCACTTACATAAAGTTCATTATAACCAGTTGACTGATATGTGCCACGTGTGTCAGTTGAGTAATAAAATCCATTATCAATCTGTTCTAGGCTACTCTTATATGTGCGATCAACATTCATGTTAGCACTCATATTAATTACGTCAGCACCATTATCAACTGCCCATGCAATGGCTTCATCTACTTTGGAAAACTCAAAGTAACCACTGTTGTATGCTGTTTTAGCAATAAGCAATTCTGCATCTGGTGCAACACCGGTTGTACCTGATCCATCTAATGCCGCCGCCGCAATACCTGCAACATGTGTACCATGTGATTTACGATTCTCGTCATCTACTGTAGCATAACCATCTAAACATTCCGAAGTAAAGCAACCAGTACCTGCAATGCGTCCATCAAATTCTGAATGATCTAAGTCAATACCTGTATCGAGGATAGCAATAGTACTACCTTTACCAGTATATCCACGACTCCATGCTGTAGGTGCACCAATTTGCTCTAGCATGTTACCATAAAGTCCTAGTCCACTATCACGTGTAATATAGTCAACATTGATACGACTATTCAGTTTGTGTACTGCTTCACGATACACATCAGTACCTTGTAGTTTAACATCAGAACGAGCAAGATATTCTTCCTCAGTCAGTACAGTGGTGGTTTCTTGCGAAACTTCATCAGTCTGTTCTTCTTGTTCAATAACTATTGCATATGAACGGATCTTTTCACGCTCTACAACTGTCTCAAATGCTGATGCATTTTCAACACGCAAATAGTCACTTTTTTGTGATGTTGTTACTGCACCATCACTATACTTGGTTACAGTGGTGTGTCGATTATAATGCCAAGTACGTGTTACTGTCTCGTAAACAATAGTTTTCACTGCCCACTCAGTAACCTCAGTCTCGGTACGCTCCTCAACTACAGTAGATGTTTCACTACTAACAGTCGTTGGATTGTCACGTGAGATAGTGTAGGGCTCAGTGGTTGTTTGTACATCAACAACTGTTACAACTGGCGTATGTGAGATAAGTTCTTGATACTTTTCAATCTCTGCTACTTGGAAATCATAACGATCTTTTAATCGCTGATAAAAACTATAAGCGGCAAAACGCTTGTATTTGTCTAAGAATGACTTATAACGTTTGTTACTATCTGTGTATGATCTAATCATACGATTAACAAAATTTGTTTGGCTGTTTTGGTCTGTTAAGCCGGATGCATAGTCATAAAAACTACGCTGTGCCGCAGACGCAGAAAGCGGCGCAGTAAATAGAGCCGCCGCCATTAGCATGGTTAAAACTGTCTTTTTCATTTTCAGTCTCCTGACCTTTTTTAACTTACTATACCAATATACAGTAAGACGTCTTACTTGTCAAGCATTAATTTACATTTTATTCCATTTCTTCTAGAAGTTTTATCTCGTCACCTATAGCAATAATACATGCTACGCTGTTCTGAAGATTTACTAGAAGAACTGCATATTCCAATGTTTCAGGATTTCTAGAAATAATCACACCATCAAAGACATCAGGCTGACTTTGATTAAACCCGCTAGCCCAGGTTATAATACCACGTGCTTCTAGGAATAGTCTAACATTTGGTATAGACTGACATCCCATTTGCCGCTGTAACATTTTAAACTGAAGTTGAGATTGGTCTGGTGCTTGTGGCTGAACTGGTGGTGGAGTCATAGGCTCCTGTATTAAACTATCTGGACCAATGGATTGCGCATGTGCTAATCCAGCAGTCATTATTCCAATAATGGATATAATTTTTAAGTATGTTCTCATAATCTTCTCTTATAATATTTCGTAAAACTCAAAGCCTGAGCTTTTGCCACGAGTATCTCCGCCGTCATTGTCGAGAGCTTCTCCGTCATACTCTACACTATCAATAATAACATCACCATCAATGTCAGTTACTGAATACTTGAGCTTTGTTGGATCAAATTCTTCACACTCAAATTCAGCATGAAAAAACTGTCCTTTTTCTGTACTCCAGCCTTTAAAGTAATAACCCTCTGGCTGGTCTTCTGGATCAGCAAATGTTGTATGTTCTGATTTAGGATCATCATCTGTATGAATCTCTTCGCCATCTTCATCCATAACAACTACTGTGCAACTTTCAAGATTGGCACCAAAGGTATGCTCAATGTCATCAATTTCATGCCACTGTCCAAGCCAGCGTGGATCCTCATCATCAGTTACATCATTACCATCTGCTTCCTCATACGGATCCCAAAACAAATGATGACACAATGCCTCATCATCTTCGTCTCTGGTTCCCCAATGCTCAAATGCTTCCTTGGTTATTTTGCCGAGGACGACTTCTCCTCCATAACCATTTATTTCAATCTCGTATGTTGCCATTACTTTCTCCTGATAATCTTCTTAGCATCAACTTATGTTGTACTCTTTCTTCAATGGTAAATTTACTCTTGGTTTTACCTTCAAGTAAAATGTCGTCCATTACTTCGCTTAGAACCGTTAGCCGAAGAGATATATCGTCATATTTTTCAAGTAGAAAATCTATCTCTTTTCCTCGGCTAAACGGATCTATCATTAAAAGTTTCCGTAATCTCGTTCACCTTCCCACGGAAATACAATCCAGGTTGGGTTCTCGGCTTTGTCGATTTCTAATGCTGTATAGTCTACATGCTCAAATTTACTTTGTGCATTGTCCATAAGTGTTGCCACTCTAACATTATTTCCCCAAACCGTTTCCCAACCTTTGTCATTAGGTAAGCAACCTGATGGCCAGTCATCACGTATCCAATTTAGTGTGTTACCACTATCATTAATGTCATCAAAGATTAAAATATTCTTTCTATGACTGACGTGAGATAATCCGTCGCCTTGGTAACCAAATGCATCTTCTGCCATCCAGCAATTGCTTTCTGGACCACTATAATCGTCACCAACATCACGGAATCGAACATCCAATGCATGCATTGGAATTCCTGTCATGTTTGACATAATAACTGCTGGCACAAGACCTCCACGTGTTAATCCCACAATGTAATCTGGGCGCCAATTATCTGCGAACATAAGATTATTAATTGTTGTAATCATATGTTCGATGTCTTTCCAAGTATAGTGTACCTTTTTTATTGACATGTTAGTTATCCTTTTAGTTTGTCTTTCAATGCTAATTTTTGCTTTTTAAGAGTTTGTAACTCCATTTTGCCGTTTGCTGATCTATCGCTTTCACGTACCGCTTCAGCTTCTTCAACTTTTGTATGCAAATAATCATGCATGCTTTTCAGCCTACGTGCGTTTTTGCTTTTGTTTCCGGTTGCCATATTATTTCTCCCTATAGATCCAGAGTTTACTGCAATAGTAACAAGCGGCAAATTTCTTGTCTTTATTAACCTTGATAGAGAATAAAGGATGATCAGTATTATCACAGTAGCCATTAAAATTTTCCACGTATACTTTTTCCTTCTTCTCTATCAAGGTATTTCTTCGTTTAACTTTTGCCTCTTGTTCTTCAGATGATAAATTGTATCGACTGCGGCGCATCATCTAGGCGCAAATTCCTGTTGCAGTTTAATGTTTTCGAAGAACTCTTGTTTACAAAACTTGTCTGTATGAAAACTTCCTTTCAATACTGTAGTTTGTGTAAGTGAACTGTGTGCCATTATGCCGCGATTTTCACAACACCCATGAGTGGCTTGAATGTAGACTCCTACATCATTGCTTCCTGTGGCGGACATTATCTCACGTGCAATATCCATTGCTAGTTCTTCTTGTAATGTACCACGCCTTGCACACCATTGCGCTATACGTGTATACTTGCTTAATCCAATTAATCTGTCAGCGGCAATAATACCGATATAAGCGACACCTTTAACTGGTTGATGGTGGTGCGAGCAAACACTTGTTAGTTCACTTCTCACTACCAACATTCCTTCATATTTCTCGTTAGTAATATTATCAGGTTCATTTGGAAATGCTGTTGCACTAGGCATTTGGTCATAACGACCAGACATTAATTCATTGATATACATTTTAGCAAGTCGTCTACCTGTATCCATACTGTTTGGATCAGTGTGTCTGTCAATTACTAGACTGTCTAACACCTCTTCGAATTTCGGTGTAAGTTCTTCAATGAGGCCTTCTTTATCGCCTTTTTGCATAATTTGAGATATATTATCTCCTGCCCAATAGCGGATGCCGGCATCCTCTAAACGGCTTTTTAGAATTGTGGAAGTCTTTTTCATTTATACTATGTTCCTTATTGTATTAAATTATTGATCATTATGCTACTATTGAGATAATTATCGATCAATATTTTTCGTTGCTTTTCCATTAGTTCAACATAATTAGATGGTTCATTTACCATATCCATTAAACGTACCATAAGTTTATGTCTGTGTCCTATAAAATTATCCCAATCACGAGTCCACTTTTCTGGATATTTGAACTCGTCTAAATACATTTCACTATAGCTACAACGATCTGGAACAAGAGGAATACATCCTGCCAATACTGCCTCCATAACGCTGATGCCTAAATTTTCATGTAATGCACAACTAAAGATAACCTGACTTTCTCCCATCGTTGCGTAGTAATCTTCTTTTGACAAGTTCATCTTTTGTGTGATAATCATGTCAACGTCTTTTGAGATATCCTCTGCAATTTCTGGTTGTTTGTCAGCATTGTAACGATGTGGCCACATAACTTGTTTCTTTTTGGGAGTATCCAGATAACAGGTTAGCTTATCAATAATAAGCTCATGTGGTTGTCCACTACGTATTGCCTTGTGATGAAACTCTTCGGGAATGTCTAAGTTTTTTAAGAACATATCACGATGAGAATTGCTTGCATAATAGTTATAGTCACTGCTATGGAACCAACTACGCTCTGCATCCCAAGGCCAAGGTTTATTCATTTTATACCCAAGTATGTCACTTGGATCATAAGCACCTGCATGCCAGATGCTGTGTATTTCTACAGGAATGTCTAGTAAGTCACTCATGTATTTTATTGGAGTAATTATAAAGTTCCATGCGTCTGTTACTAAAAACTTATCGCCAGCTTTAACTTTACCGTTGCTAAAGAGCTTACTCACTTCAACTGTCTGTGATGCTTTATATACATTTGTCGCACCAAAGTCCAAAAATGCTCCTTCACTACGTTGCTCTGGAGCAAAATCTTCACCGTCAATTGTAACTACATTATATTTATCAGTACTGTTGCGTAACATCACTGGAATGTTGTCATACCATTGTTTGGTATATCTTTGATCAATTGGTTCAATTGGTATAATCCAAATTGTATTCATTAACTAGCCTCTGTAATCATTTTAATATTCTGTTTCATTTTAGCATCAAACTCTGATTGTGTCAATGAATATTTTAACCCTTCACTTAATGCACGGCTAAAACTAGCAGTGACATTTTCATTGGCTTTTAATCTACGGCAGGCTTCTATTGTAGGATACCCGCCACTTAAAAACACGACACGTTCTACATTAGGTAGCACTGTAAGATTGTGATATAGGTTTGGCTTTTCTGGTGGTGTTAGTTTTAAAATACACTTACCTGGATAAGTGTCTAAGAACTCAAGTAAATGATATTCTAAATCATCTTCTACTTGTTCCTTTATTGGATGATCAATAGGCACTTCTGGTTCAATAATAGGAACAAGTCCATGATCCCAAATAGTACGAGCAAGTGTAAACTGTTGTTTAAGTACAGGATGAATCATTCCTGACCCATGTACAATACTTCGCATCTTTGTTCCATATATTTTAGGACCAATACCGTTTGTAGCAAACTCCAACATCTGCTTTACTGGAAATTGTTTGAGTGTTCCGTCAGCATCACATCCACTGTCAATCTTTAAGAACGTGTCAATACCTTTTTCATCCAAGATGTTAACCATGCCACGTGTAACTGTGTCTTGGTAGAGGATTGCTCCCCAGATGTTTGAGTCGTTGAAGTCAGGACTGTTGACCATTCTAAGACGCATAGCATGAACTTTCTCCATTTTATCTTCTTCTGTGTATTCTTGTCCGTAGCGTTCTAGTACGCCGCCTGTTGAACCACCACTGTGATCCATTGCTGCAATAAATCTATGATCAGTCATATCCTCTTTCCTTTTTAAACGTTTCCCATTCTATTTCAAATTGTTCATCGTAATCATATAATGGAGCACCATTACATCCAGCAATCCAAAGTCTTCTAAAATATCCTGGCGCACTTGCTAGTGCCATTTCTTCTGTTATATCCATATGGCCTTTGACCAAAAAGAATAATCTAAATGCTTCTTTAATTTCCTCAGGTGTCGGATCCATCTATCATTTTCTCCAAGTGTTCTAAACATTCGACACTGTTGTCAATTGCTGTTTCTTGGATGGCATCTTTGACACATTTGCGTGTGTAGTCTAGAGGAAAGCGTCTGCCTTCATTATTCATTCCAGTATTAATTAAGTATACATCACAGGAATGCTTTGTAATCTTATCCATAAGCATGTCAGAATAAACACTAACATCTCTAGGCATAAACGGTGATCCATAACATGGACTAAACACTTTTTTAATTTCATTACTACCAGCTTCTGTTCCTGGCATTTGACTGGTATATCCAGTTTCAAAGAAACGTCTGACAGTTTGTCCAGTAATTTTACTTACTGCTGGAAACGTTCCTGTTGCATCCATTGTTAGGAAGAAAATATTGTGTGGGTGATCCCAACCTTCAGGTTCATGATATGCATTTTCAACACAATCAATTGGATAGCTCAATCTGGCATTTGCCGCCTGTGGATTTTCTACAACTAAGGTGTCTCTACTACGTGCTAGCTCTACTGCATCATAAATTGTTTTATGTGTATCAGGAGATAATCCTTCGCTCTTTGCATAGCATCCTGTTTCTATCATATTGATGCCTTCTTGCATCCATGCAACTTCATCATCACTAATTAATTGATAGTCTGGATCACTACTTAATGTAGTTTTACCTGTGCCGCTTAAACCAAACATAACATTGACAGTATCTTTATAGGTAAAGGCACTACAATGCATAGGGAGGTATCCTTTATCAGGCAACTCAAAACTAATGATACCAAATACACCTTTTTTAATCTCTCCTAAAAAGGTTGTACCACCAATTAACATTCTTCTTCTGTCCAAGTGGACATATATCTTTGGCTCAGGAAGATCAATTTCTGTGTTATGCGTAATAACCCATGCTGGAAAATGATCTCCTGCATTGTCTTCAACTGTAAACATATTGCGAACAAACTGTGCATGCCTATCATCATTTGTATCTACTCGAAAGCAGAAGCCAGATGTATAAAAAATCAAACTGTGCTTGTAGGTATATTCAATAAGCTGATCATAGAACTTTTGAAAGTCCTCTTCTTTACCAATTTTATTGTACTTGGGTCTTGTTAGATCCAAGTGCTTTGTTTTATCTCCAAAAAAGTATTTGTTTTCTGGACTACGTCCTGTTGGGTGTGTTTCAATTTCAATGTTACTCATAGCTCTCGCCTGTTTCACGGAAGAAGTTTTCACTCCAAAATGCTTTGTCGTCAATCCAAATGTCGTAGTGTTCTTTTTTACCTACGCTTAGTTCATGAAACTTACAACCCCATTCAATGAGTTGGTTGTTTGTTAAATTATAATAGTCAACACCGCTTGTAATACCACGTGCAGTCATGTATTTAATTGTATGTCCTGCATCGTACAATGCGTTTACTTTTGCAATACGCTCTGGCATTGGAATGTGATTGGCATAGTCTTTTTTACCACCACTGTCAGGTATAATTACTTCTTTGCAAATAGTGCCGTCAATATCGATAACATATTTCACTTGTTTTTCCTTTTTTTGTTCCACTTATACAATCCGTATATGCTGATAGCCGCCCAAAATATCTCAAGTGTAATATTTGCTAGTACTGGTTTAAAATACAAGTTAACAAATAATAGCAATGCTACCATCAAGTTTGCGAAACTATAAAAGAAACCTTTAGCGTCAATTTTATCTGCCTGTAGCAACAAGTAGGTTGACACTAGAAGTAATACCCCCATGTTTCCAAATATGTCGCTCCAGTGTAATGCATAATAATCAGTCATTAGTCTCTCCTTTCAATATCATCTTCTGTTAGTTCTTCACCCATCCATACTTCAATAACCTTGGCAGTCCCACTGCCTACATTGTGTGCTTTGTGCCATGTACATACTGGAATGTCGATGCTTTCACCTGGACCATATCTTTTGCTTTCCTTGTCGCCATTAGGAAATTCTAAATCCATAAGAATGGTTCCTTCAATTACATGCCAATGCTCACTACGGATAAAGTGTCGTTGATCACTGAGCGGAGTTTTATTTCCAAACGCAAGTTCTTTTACTTGCCAGCCTGGTCCTTTGTGTAGTACTGTGTAACTACCCCAAGCTCTTTGTGTAGTAGGTTGGCTCCACTCTTTTAAAATCCAGCTACTTGAATTCTTTTTATCATCGCCGCCAACACTAAATGCAAACGATACACGATCATTGTTTACTGACATTTCAGGAATATTATCTTTGCCTCGGTCTCCACCATTAGCAAATATAACATCACCAAGATGCATTTCTAATACTTTTGTAATTGCATCACATGCTGTATTGTCATCATCGTTAAATGCAATTACTCTATCTACGCAACCGAGCTCGTTAATAATATCATGACGATCAGTCCAAGACATAAACGGCTGACCTTTTTTACGGGTCAGCCATTCGTCACTGTTTACTCCTACCCAAAGCTCGTTGCCTAGTTCCCTTGCGGCTTTAAAATATGCAATATGACCTCTGTGTAAGGGGTCAAAGCCACCAGTGACTAAAACAACTTTACTCATATCATGCCGCCTGTTCCTGCTTGTCACGGAAGTGAACATAACGTCCAACATGAATTTTTAAACGCTTTGGCGCTCGGTCTTTGTGAATTTTGACATTAATGTCGAACGTCACAGCGTTCTCTTTCTCGGTAGATGAAATCTCATACTCCCGAATCTTCCAGCTTCCTTGCAAATCTGACAAGAAAGCACGAAACAATTTTTCAACTTGAGCAGTTTGTTTCGGACCTGCAATATAGCCATCATATGGCTGGATGATCTTTAGAAGATCAAATTTAATATCTTGAATGGTGTACATTCCACCAATACGATACTGAGTAGTCATCACATTATTCCTTTATGATGTGAAAGTTAAGGTTGCACCGTTCTCATTATCTTCAGCTACGCTGATAGTAATAGAACGATTCGGATATTTGTTATTAATTTGTTGTGCTAGTTCTTCTGCAATCATTTCACAACTACGATGATTCAACTCCAGAGTTCCGTCTGAATACAGTGATTCCAGCCACCGCTTGAATTGGATAAATTCAATATCTCTATCATTGTGTTGCACATCGATTGCTACCCGAAAGTGAAAGATGTGTCTATGGGCTACGCCGAGGAATGACACATCGTCCCATCCGCCTGTTGCCAACGCTGGATCGTCTTTTGCGGCAGGATACAAATGGATACCTTCCTTTTGGAAAGTAACCCAAATTTGTCTTTTAGATACACTTAGCACAATCTTACTCCTCGCCCATGTGTTTACGTGCTAGCTTTAGAAGTTCCCAAAGTTTCCAATCGATTGCTTCGATATACTTCATAAAAGCTTCTGGATCGATGCCATCAATAACAACAGAAGATGTTTCATCTGTTGTTGCTTCTGTTGCATCTTCATCAATTAGTCGAATTTTTTTAGCCATATTAAGCCTCCATATTTTCCATAATGTTATTTGCGTTTTCAAGATCCTCGTCTGAGAACTCTTCGTTTGTGACGTCATCCAAAACCGTTTTTACAGTAAACAGTGATTTTGTTGATTTGCCTGTCGTTGATAGTGACTTGACGCCGTTGAAGTTTGCCAACATAGGTGCGGCATCATCCAACATTTGCATGGGAGTTTCACTTTCAAACAATTGTTCAATGAAACTCGTCATGTAAACTACGTTACGTGGTACCCAAGGATCAAACTGATCTTCTTTACTACCACTTTTAATTTTTGTCCAATCAGTATATGATGGAGAGTATTGTTTGCGAACTGCATCAGTTAATTCATTCGCACGTTGTACACTTTCCAAATGACTATAAACATTGTGACCCATTAGTAAGAAGTAACTAAAACTATCCCAAGATGTTTTGCCTTCTTTACCATTTTTGTTAAGCATACCTGGTTTGTACCAACAAACATCACCCATTGTAAGTCTATCTCCAATAGGGCTTCCCCAAGGAAACGGAATGTCACTTCCTGCTAGTGCTTTATTATCTACTGCACTGTCCATAACATAACCAAACTTATTATTACGATGCGAGTGTTGCGTATACATCTGACCCATTGCTGTTGCAATAAATGGAGATGCACAATCAAACATTACTTCAATGTCTTCGTTTACTGTCTTACGCAATGCACGTTTGATTGCAGTGTATGCTACTGCCCACTCTAGTTTACTAATACCTAGATAGTGTAGCAAGTCTCGTTTACCACGCTCAAGCTGTTTATCATCACGCATTTTAATTAGTGTACGTAAAACAATGTTGATGTCATTCTTAGCACTACCACCAAATGCAAAACCTTCCAAGTCATGCTTCTTCATATGATCGTACCAGTACTCTGCTTCATCCCAATTGCGTCCTTGCATAACATTCAAGTACTTTGTTTGGTACTTTCGGTTACGCTTAAACCATTCTACATTAAAATCTGTATACTCTAAACACTGATTAAAACTTGTGATACCTGTACGTTCAGTAAACGTTGGATCTGCCGCTAGTGTTGGAATATCCAAAATCATACTGTAGTCTGCTGTGTACTCAAGCCAATTAAGAATTGTTTCACGCAGAGTGTCATCAGTTTTAAAGTTTTTCCAGTCACACTGGATAACACCTTTAATAATCTGGAACCCACCACTATCACCGAGGATAAAAGTATTTTCTCTGTCTCGTTTTTGCACCATATAGTCACTTACATCTGCCTTATCGAGATTTAACTGAGCATGTCCTGCTGAGTATAGCCCCCACTTATAAGGAAAGTAACTATCTGATCGCAAAAAGTCCATGCCTTCAATACCTTTATCAAAGCCGGCTGGTATGCGTTCATCTGGAATAAAGTCAGTGCCTTGTGCTTTGTACTTGGCAATAACGTTATTATAGAACGTACTAATGCTAGGCAAAAATACACTATAATCTTTATTCCGTTTTGTTAAATTTATATCCATTGTTCCCACTTTATGAAAATGCTGGTAGCAAATACTCGTACTCAGCGACACCTGTATCAATGTTAACCATAATAACACCTAGTGAACTTACTCGCACTGTACACTGTGCAGTCATACCAAGTTTTAGGATATTTAAAAACTGTGACAATGGCCATGTAAATCCTTCTGGCATTGATCCTTTTACACCGGTTGCAAATGTTCGCTTACCTGTGTAACTTCCGCCTGAGTCTCCAACAGTAACAATCAAGTCACTACCATCAGTTTTAATAGCAAAGTTAGGTTCGATACCACCATAAATGCCAGCAATCTCTTGTAGCTCTCCTACTTTTTGCTTTGTAGGTTCAAACACTACATCCCATTCAGATACGCCATTAAATTCCATTTCAACAAATGCTGAACGCACTTGTACTTCATTCATTAGACGATATCGATCGTTGTTACCAAACTCATCGCTAAACTGCAATGCTTCAGGTTCATTAACGCCATTGCGTTCACGCTGTAGAACTTCTACTTTTGCGCCATCTTCTTTGTATCCGCGAAGTCCGCAAATACCGCTTAAAAAAGCTAGGTTGCCAAAGCCAAAGTTACCTTTTAGATCAGCAACTGATTCATGTAGCTTTGCATTAACGATTACTGTCTGGTCAGCATCAATAGCCGCAAACTTAGTATTTTCATCATCGCCATCTACTTTGACAAAGGAAAAGATACCAAGACTCGCAGTCATCTTTACCACGTCCTGTACTACGTCTTTAATTGTACTCATTATGAGTCTCCTTGTGATTTGTTTATTGTATTGATATTACACGATTTTTTGTTATTTGTCAATAACTTATTTGTCTTTAAATCTATAAATTGATTCAAAGTCAGGTTTAATGTACGGTGTTTTAATGCGTGAATCATATGGTATTCTACGTTCTTTATCATTGCGTGGATCCATGTAATACATGGACTCACTGTTATAACCTACACCTAATATAATATACGGAAATCCATCAATGTCAAGAAGTTTTGCAATTTTTTCTTGTTCACGTAGACACTGACATAATGCTGTGTGTACACCTCGAGCAGTTAGACCTAAAATAAATCCAGTGACTGCTATTCCTATTTCAATGTTGTCCGTATTCACAACACCAATTGCTTTCCTTTTTTCTACTTTTTGAAATACAACTTCTAAATCTTCTACATTGCGGTTACAAAACACTAGCAACGTAGGCGCTAATACTTGTGGGTTGCCTTTGTCATTCTCTACATTCATATCTGTATTACGATGGCACATCAGATGTAGTTCTTTCCGTTGTTGATAGTCAGTGTTGTCAACTACATCAACTGTGTAAGGAAACTTTAGGTTTTTACTTGGATAATGATCGTACACCTCTTTTGCTACATCACGAATAACTTCGTCTGATACTTTTTCTTCGCTCCAAGCAAATGTTGTAAATCTATTTTTTAGTATTTCATTATATTCCATTATTTAAATTGCTCCGCAAATGGATCAAACTCAGTGCCGCATTTTTGACTACAAATGCCTAGCTTGCCTTCTTTAATACTCTTTAATTTCCAACTTGCTTGTATGTTCTTCATTATGCCACTGTCAAAGACACCTTGTAATCCCATATACTTGGCATTGATTGCGTCTTTGCCGCCAGCTTCGTCAATAAAGTCCCATATTTGTTCTGCACGTGGATCATCATGCCACCACTTGTACATACGCCCGGCTGTCCAACAACAAGGCAACGCAATGCCTTCTGCTGTCACATACAAGTTTCCTGCACCTGCAACTTTACAATCAATCTTTGCTTTGTTGTAATACTCCATCATGCTACCATATGTTTTTTGAATCTCTTTTTCTTTAGCCAATGCTAAGTTTTGATTCTCTAACTTTTTAGGCTTCTTTAGTTCTGTAGTAGCTTCGCCTTTTCGGTTTTGTGCTTGGTGTGACTCTTTGCCTTTGTTTTTCATACTGCTGAAGAAGCGTCCAGTTTTCTTCTTCATAAACTTCTCAACACCCCAACTCTCAGCAAGAGCTTCTGCTTCTTCAACTTGATGCTCATTGTATTCAAAGATGATAAAGTCCCAACGAGCTCTGCCTCCTGCATCAATAAATGCTTTCATGTTTCGCTCTACTAGATTCCAGTGTACACCTTGACGATATAAATGGTTGGTATCTTCTAATCCATCAACACTAAAAATAACTGCACCTTTGCGTCCAATAACTTTTGCAAGTTCTCTCCACCATGCCTCACTACGTCCACCTGCATTGGTGTTCATACTCAACCACATATTTGGATTATGTTCACGGAAGTATTTGAACACTTCTAATGTGTCTTTTGCACTAATTGGATCTCCTAGATTACCACACATGTACATAACATTTAACTGGCTAATAAACTCAGGAGTAAAAATAGTTTCACAATCATCTAAACTTAGTTCTTGTAAATCGTTCCTAATATGTTTGTTAACTGCACCGCCGTTTTCATTACGGTCACACATTGGACAACTAGCGTTACAACGCTGTGTAATTTCTAAATGTATCTCTTTAATGTCTTCATAATTGTACATTAATATACTCCATCAAATATAAAGTAGTCTACAACAAAGGTCATTTCTGCTCCAATGAATACTGCTACGTAATAGTTTTTTAATTTTTCCCATAGCCATTTAATAATTAACCATGCCGCAAATACTCTAATTGTGTATAATATATCTGCGGTGATTAAGTCTATTATTTGTGGCATTTCTTGCGCTGAATAAAGATATGCAAACAATCCATTATCATATGCAAAACTGAACTGGCTCATAATTAACACTGCCCAATAGTAGTTCACATACTTGTTAAAAAACTTAACAATGTGTGCGCTCACTAATAACCTATAAGCCACATAGGTTGCATTTACAATTAATAAATCAATCATCCATTACAAACCTAACATCAACTCCTGGTCCTATTTCACTAGGCATACCGCCATGCTCCCAAACATATTCTTTGATAACTGCCTTATACCAAAGTAGACTATTGTGATGGGCTTTCTTATTAAACTTGTGTATACTATTATTGTCTCCAGGTATGCCATGCAATGCTCTAGCACATTCCTTTTGCAACTGTCTGGTAGTAAGTTCGTCTAAAAACATATCGAACTCGTCCATTGTCATTTCTACTTCTTCATCTGTCATTCGTTTACTTTCTTTACGCCATGCAATTTTACTATCATGGCAGTTTCAGCTTCTTTAAATTCCAAAACCATTATACGCTGTCCTTTTTTACTTACGTAACTTTCTGCTATGCCATAGTCTTGTCCATAAAATATTCTTATTGATGTTAGCTGATGCACAATATTAGCAATACAATCCCATACTGGAAATGTCTCACCCTCAGTGTAGACACTATGCTCGCTGACTATAAATTCTAGTCTATGTGGATTATTTGTAGCCAATTAACATAAACCTATTGTACAACTGCGTATCCAGTTCGCCTTCATATAGTACCTCTTGCATAGGATACTTTTTCTTTGCATCTTCTAAATCCTTACAACAATTACTGTGTTGTTCATTTTCAAAGTAGTCGTTAGTTTGTAGTAATACTAACTGTCCTTCTGGTATCTTATCAAACCATGTATTGTCCATGTGTTCACAACTAGTATTGATAACCAAATTAATGTCATCAATTTTTCTCCAGCCATAGTTCTCAAACACTTCTTCTTTATTTTCAAAATATGATGCCCGTAAGTCATCGCCTGCTATTTCATCAAACAGAGCTTCTTTGTCAACAACTCCTTGTTTAACCTTGGCAATGTTACTGTCTTTAGACATCCAATCGTCAATAATCTCTTGTCGCTTGGCATCACATGCTTCGTTTTGTTTTTGCATCCAAGCATCAATACTTTCCTGACGCTTGTCCCAATCCATATACCAAACGCCGCCTTCTTCTTTCCACTCTAGCTCGTTTACATCCATTGAAAACGGCATAAACCTTCCAGCATTTACTTCATCTAAATAGAGTCTTTTGCTTGGGTCTACTACATCCTCATTCCAATCTACGCTGTATACTTTTTTAAGATCGAAAAATTCAAACAGGAAGTGTGCTACGAAATTATACCAACCACCATAAAAGATAACATTGCCTAGTGATCCATCAATAATCTTTTCTAGTTCCTCAACCATCCAAATTTTACTTTTAACTTGTCCACGACTTAGGAAGTCTCCCAAATCAGGACACATTGCCGCCATTTCTTTCTCTACAAAATAATTGATAAAGCGAGTCAAATTAGTCATAAAAGTATCTTCACGCATCAGCTTCCTAATTAAATTAGCTACCAATTGTGGCTTTAGCTCTACGTCTAATTTGTCATGTAGTAATGTATTAATCCAAGCACGATAATGCTGTGGGTTACTTCCAGGCATGTTATTTAGATCAATAAGTATGTCACGCTTCCTGTACCAATTGTCATGATACAATGCTTTATGAATAATCTCATATTCTTCTAGTTTACCTGTAAACGAAAAGTATTCGTGTAAACCATTCATCCAATGATATTGTTTGTGAAATTCAGAGAGCTCCATTAAATTGTTTCCTTAACCAGTTCCAGTCATTAATTCTTTTGAGTGCGTCTACATTACCTCTATAATGTTCTCCAAAGTCTTTTCCTTGTTGCGCACCAAGCAAGGCATATTCACCATAACGTCTGTTCTCTCCACGTGTACACCAAACCTCAAGTCTATACATATCGTCAATCTGTTTATTATGATCAACAATGCCACTTGATAGTTTTGTACATTCACGGAAGGCACTGCGCCAGGTGTTAAATGGATCAGTATTAAATCCAGTAATGTTACTAATTTCAAACAGAGGCTTAAACTTTGCACCAATACTTGTAGTCATATCAACTTTAAACTCTTTTGTATTAAGCAATCCTTTTTTAGGAAATAGTTTTACTGCACCGTATCCATATATAAGATCGTTAATAGGATTATGACTCCTATATGTAAACACACATTCAGTCTCAGGCACACCTGGGTATGCCTCACGTCTGTCACTTGGAGTAAATTTAAATCCAAAGTTCTCTTGTATGATTGCATCCGCATCACATACATAAAAATAATCTGTATTGCTTTCCTCTGCACATGCTTGGTGTGCATTTAGTAAGCCTTCAATATTATCAATACGTTTTGCTTTTGGTGCTTTTTCTTGTAATAATTTAAAGTTATCGTCAGCTTCGGGTTCTCCAAAGGTCAACATAAAAACGTCTAACATGAAATTCCTCTATTTGTTGTGTGGATAAATAACTACACACATATTTATTATAGTGTAAAACTCCTGAATAGTCAATTTAAAAATGAACCAGAAATTTTATCGTATTGCAAAAGACTTCTTTGAGTACTGCAATAAAACTAACCAAGCACGTGTATACAAGTTCACGGTTAGCGCAAGAGATCTAAAAAACTTGTTTGATTATGATACTAGCTTCCATTGGGAGACTGGTATCACAGCTCAGATGAGTGCGCTTATTAATCGTTACATTGAAATACCACAAGAAACAAAAGATCAATTCTTTAAAGGTGGAATTGGTTTTTGGGATTGCGACAAGGATAGTGATCTATATACTATTTATCGTTTGTATAAAATCATGTGGCTGGCAAAAGATATCCGTAAGAACGGACAAAAAATGCCGCTTCAAATTATACAAGCTGGTAGGAATTATCATACCCATCCAGGAAGCGATAAGAAGTTTGCTATTACATATCTTACTCCTCTCCAACATATTGATTGCTTTTACATTTGGTATCCACTTACTGATCCTGATCCATGGATATGGACTATCAACAACAAAGAAGTTAAAACGGCTGAACAGTTTGTTGAAATGTTTGAACACCGAGAAGATGATAGTTTTGTGTTAGAGATGGACGACATACGTTTTACTGAAGATGGGTTTCATCTAAACAACAACCATTTTGATCCATGGGCTGAAGGCATAGACTTGGGATTGCGTAAATACGGAAATAAACGTGCAGGATTAGACATGACACTGAAAACAGTCAGCTATCGTGACGCTGTGCATCGTCATCATATGGATTTAGATCCCAACTTAAAAGATCTTATTAGACATGATGGTGATAGATTTTATTTAGACGACTTTATATTTGATATGAAACATGGCAGATGGCAGCCACAGCATATAGGCAATTTGCCTAAGAGTTTGTTAGACGACCAGTTTAAGTTTGACGAAAATACTGCTGAAATGTTCAATGCTGTTAGAGCTAATATTGGAAAAGGGAGACATTACTTATGAGAATATTTGTAGGATGGGATCCTAAACAACAGGCGGCTAGTGAGGTTTGTAAGTATAGTATCCATCGTCAACAACGATACTATATTGAGACGGTTGACTTGAAGAAAGCTGACATGGAAGAAGCTGGATATTATTTTAGAAATGATGACAGTCCTCATAGCACTGAGTTTACCTATTTGAGATTCTTAGTTCCGTTCTTATGTGACTATAGCGGTTGGGCTTTTTTTGTTGATAGTGATTTTATTTTTAATTATGATGTGTCTACTATCTTAGATAGAATAATATGGGATAAACATGCAGATAAAACTGCTGTGTATTGTGTAAAACATCCAATGTATCAGCCTAAAAATACTACCAAATTCTATGGGGAAACTCAACACATGTTTCCAAAGAAGAACTGGAGTAGCTTAATGCTGTTTAACTGTGAACATCCAAGCTGTAAAAACTTAACACCAATGAGTGTTAGTAATAGAAGCCCACAATGGTTACATCGTTTTGAATGGTGTGATGAAAGTGAGATTGGAGAACTTGACGATGATTGGAATTTCCTAGTAGGAGAATACGAAGCAAAGAACGGATTACCAAGAGGCATACACTTTACTAATGGTGGTCCATTTAATGGTGTGTGGGGACAAGACTACGAACATAAGTGGCTTGATTTATATCGTGAAATGACAGGACTAACTTTCTCTAATAGCTCTATGGACTTCAAAATCTAACCAATACTCGTGTACATCTTTGACGTACTTTTTATTTGCATCAGCCTTTAATATTTCCATAACTTCGGTATCCCAATAAGCAATAGGCCACTGTAAGTCTGCGGCTAATTGTTCTAGATATTTGTCTTTATACAAATACAAGAGCTCTTGACTTAAAAAGTTTACTTCGTTATCTTTCATTAGTTCATTTAGTGAATCAATCGCTAATGGCGTAGTATGTTCGCCACGTACTCGTGTTTGCTGACTCTCAAGTATATTTTGATCTCTACCTATAATACAAATTTCAACATCAGAATACACATTTGCAATGTCTATAAACTTCTTGTAGTCTGGAATCTGTGGCATTTTATCTTTAACAAATGGACAACTAATACTTGTTACAAAGTACTCGCTCTGTTTCCAATTAAAGCCATGTAGCAAGTCAGGATTTTGCCAAGCATCAGCAAATGGTTCATGATGATGCCCTTCCCAATAAGTATTGAGAAGGGTTGTCCATCCATACACCTCATCGTGTAATGCAAATATCTTACTAAACAAATGATTTCCAGAACCTTGTGGCCCTGTTACTATTAACAGTCTTGGCATAAGTCGCTCCTAGCAATATTTATTATATTACTGTGCTAGCGGATTGTCAAGTGCTCTTTGTAGTCTTTTGTTTAATCTTGCTTCTAGTTCTTTAAGAGCTCGTTCAACATCTGCTCTTAATGATTCGTTTTTGCGATCTGCTTCTGTACGTAAACTATCTGCTTTAGCATCATAATCATTTTGTAACTGCCCACGTTTGTTTTCAAAGCGTTGATCAGCAATATCAATTTTACTTCTTACATCTGTTTCCATATCATTAATATCATCTTCAACCTGATCCATAATTTTCTCAACTCTCTGAATGTCATCTCTTATTCCATTCTTTAAGTCCTTAACATATACAGTATGTTCGTCATTATTTTCTTTGATAAATCCTATCTCTTCTTTAAATAGGTCTATCTCTTTGCTAACGAATTCCATATGAGCTTCAACTGTGTTTTGATGTTCTAATAATACTGCTAATTGCTTGTCTAAACCTGACAAGTCTGGCGCAACATAAGACTCAATCTTTGCTCTCATATTCATATAGTCTTTATAAAACTCAAAGGCTCCATATAAACCACCGCTTAGTGTGCTTAGTGCTAATATAATGGCAAAAATTCTGCCGCCTCGAAATTTTACGCCAGCAAATTCTACTTCTGTTTTTCCTTCTGACATTTTATTTCTCCCTAAAATTTAAATTCATATCCAATTACTGCGCCCTTGTTCTCATCTTCAATGGCGGGCATAACAAACCATTGTTTGTACTTTAGTCTAACCATCGGTATAATATCAATTGGATCTTTTTTGTATCCTGATACTACTCCTAGCTCTACTGATATATCAGATCCCAACTCACGTTCAGTTCCAATATATAGACTTGTTTTTTCTAGACTATTATAATATACGCCTGCAAACATTTCTTCATACTCTGCTCTAAAGTAAGGATGCATTTGATTATAATCATTGTCTAATCCTAAATGAATAGACATTGCTATTCCAAATAAAAACTCCATTATTCCATTCCCTCATATTGTTCATCAACCATTTTCTTATGCTTTAGTTCGCTTGCTAAACCATTTAAAAGCCCACGTTGATTCTCTGGTACTTTCCTGTTACGATACTGCCACATGTCATCTGGTTGATAAAACTCTACACCTGGTATTGCTAATTGCCCATAGGCATTAAATCCTGGAACGTAATTTATAAGTGCTGCTATCTGTGCTTGTAATGCTGCTTGCTGTTCAAGCGTTGCGGCATCTGACATAACTTCTGCTAACTTTGATAATTTCTCTTTGATAATCTGTCTCATTTTATCTTCTTTAGCTTTTTGTTTTTGTTTTTCTGTCAGTTTTTTCTTCTTAGGTGTCGGTTTTGTTATAGTTTTGTCGGTTTTACTATCCTTTTCTTCAGTAGTTTGTTCATTGTCATCATTATCTTTATCATCAGAGGCTTCCTCCTCTGTATTGTTTTCTTCTACTGTTTCTTCTACAGTCTCTTCTTCCACTACTTCCTCTACAGTTTCTTC